CGACCGTGAAGGGGTCTCCCGAATGTTGCCAATCCCAGATATGAAAAGCATCCCCGTGCAGGAACAAGATAGTGTTCATCAACATGCTAAGCAGAGCCTCACACACTCCCACCTGCCCGATAGTGTAGTCTGTGTAACCAACCATCCACATGATATGTTGGTACGCAGCAGCTTTCAGGACGGTAATAAATGACTTGTCATACTTCTTGAAATCAATGGCTAAAAACCAGGATTCATGTGCCCACTCACAGTCCATGCTCTCACCTAGCATGCTCCACGCCCTACCTGCTGCGTTCTGCCCAATCATCGTCTCTGCAATGTCTGGCGACTGCCTCCACAACGCCAGTATAAGTGACAAAAATATTCGACAAGCAGCCAAAAAAGCCATCGGGAAAATGGTGAACATCCTAGCGGACCACACCTTAGCCAAAGTGCGAATCTCGTCCTTGAAGCAACCATCTACGGGCAAGATGTAAGTTGCCGGCTGCTCACACAACTTATTTATCTCGGCTTCCAAGACACCATCTATCACGACTTGGTCACCGTCTCTCTTGATAAAATCACTCTTTCTCTTACCAGCCCTACCATAACCTGCACTAGTGGCAAGATTCATCGCACTAAGCAAGCCTGGAATACCACACACCGCTTGCCTTACCGACAACGGCGTTTGTCCCTTCATACGCTCCAAGATTGGTAAGTCACTCACTCGCATATCTTCTAAAGCCTTGTCGAGCGCCTCTGAATCAATTCGAACGTCCTTCGCAACCGCTTTAGCCAATGTAGAGTATGGACCCCTCCAGACCCCGGGCTCGACTTCTTCATCCTTAAGCTCAGCAGGACCATAGAACGCCCGTCCTCCCTCCGGGTAGTACGGCTCAAAGACCGACGGGCGAAGATTCGTCTTGAGCCGTCTTTGTGGCCCTACCAATGTGCCTACACGCACGGCCGAGATAGGCAGAAAATCAGTGACACCCTTATCTTTACAAGGAACTAAAGGCGGCATGGCTAAGCTAATTTCCCAACCACGGTTCGACGTACTCGGCTCCTGGAGTGATGATACATCACCAGCGAACGGCCACGATTGCGCATACAGGTCAGGATTCCTGTCTCCTTCCTTCGGCGCCTCGTGGGGCTCCACGTCCTGCACTTGCTTAGCTAAGAACTCTGCACACAAGTACTGTCCTCTGCCCAACCTTTTGTCGGCATGGAAGCCAGCGTGGTGGATGCCAATGATAAAGCCACACCCATTAGAACTCTTACCAAGGATAACTGCTCCACAAAGCCCCACGTAGCTATCGAACGGCAAAACGTATTCAAAGGCACTCTCTAGCCATTCTCCGTTGAATAAGTGGCGCCCGATATACTTAGTAATCGTAACAGGGTGCAATTCATCCCGAATCACTAGAAAAGCTTCTCCGCGAACAGCTTGCACAGTCTCCAACGGCATGAAGTGGGAGTCAATGTTTCGATGCATGTGGCTGCCAGTCTCTACCATCATGACGTCTGTGCCAGCAAAGCGAGTTTTACCATGTGCTACTGCCTGGTGTACTGCTCGCATGCGCTGCCCTTTCGCATCATCTCCGGTATTCATCATAAAACGAAAATTCATCGTCTCCTCGTACGCATGAGCGACCATAAACGCTCTATTACCGGTAATAAGCCCAATCGAGTAAGGTGCATTATTCAGACCTGTGCCTCGCGTTACGTGCGCAAGACACGCCTTCACGGTCGCCACGACTTGGTCAAATCTACCTTGAGGCATGGTCTTATAGTTGCGCGTCGCGAAGCGTTTAGTCTCGAGATCGTAGCGAATGACAACATTGTCTTGCTTTGGAATATTTGTCATGTTAGCCTGAGCGTGTGGTTTGCGGAACAAAAAGTAGATAGCCACTGCACTCATAACTGCGCCCAGCGCCATCGCACCAGACTTAATATTTGCCTCCACTTGCCGTTGCACACGGAGGTGAACAGTACCACGCACGTATTGAGAGAATCTATTCCTTTGCGGGGCGAATCTTGCGCCAAGCTTTCGAATCTGCTCCATTCGCTCATTTCGTTCTTCTTCGGTAAGCTCGACAAAGCAATGCCATAAATCCGGCAATACCTGGCACGCGACGACATATGCCATCAACTGCAGACGCGCGACTCTACTAGTGTTCCTCGCCCACAACCACAATAAAATGCACCCAACAATAGTTAAAACTAACCAGCGCCAAGCGTCAGGGCACATAATCGCGGCCAGTGCTGTGCTAGCGACCATAGCAGTTTGCATAGCTACCGGAGATGCGCTCTGTGCGAGTGGCTCGACTACGTCGACCTCCACTTGGTCTGGAAAACTATCGAAGAATCGAGGGGGATTAATCCTTCGAGAATCATCATCGACCACGTACAATACCTCTACGCCCTGCTTAACGTGTTTTAGCACCAGTTCTCTCCCTGTGGTCGTGTCATTCCATTCCCATTGCATGTTTATGACGATGTGCATCGGGACTTGCACCCATGTCCTACCACTACGCAAACTTCGCAACATGATATTACTAGTGCTGCGGACAGGCTCTTCTGCGAGATTGTAAATACACTTGGCCGAACACTTTACGCCATAGTGCTGATCTACATTCAAGTTGCTAGCCGTGCATCGCTCCCCATGTTTGCGCTTCCAGATCATAATATCTTTCTCCTTACGTCTTCTAAGAATGAAGTTCACTAGCAGGCGACTCACTTCCACCCTATCATTGGTCTCATATACACCATCAACTAAAACTGGCAGGCGAGTAGGCTCATCCTGGGCAGGATCTCGGTAATCAAACGTGTGAAAACGGAAAAGAATGTCATATCTCCCAGGCTGTACGCTAGCACTAAACTTCGTGCCCGGTACGACAGCGTACATGTCAATCCCCAAATCAATGCGGCGCGACAAAGAATCACGATTGAAATCTCTAGCTCCGGCTAGCACCGCGGCCTGCCGATTGGTAGCCATACCTAAAATGCGCGGTTGGAGGTCGCAAGCCTGTGCTTTACCCTCGAGGGATGCGAAAGGTAGTGGCACCGATTCTGAGGTAGCTAAGCAATGAAAAAGATTAAGTTCAGCAATCATGGCTTCTTGTACACAGATGACTTGCTGGAAATCGTCAAAGAGCACTGCTATCTTGGAAGCAGGATCCTTCAGCGCATCTAAATGCTTGTTCCCCATCATGCGCAAAATATACGTCACCTGGTCTGGCGTAGCGTCATCCGGGATGAGATCTGCCTTCGTCAACGCTTCCTTGACAATTTCCATCATTAGGTAGGACTTTCCCAAGCCTGCAGCGCCAAGGAAGAGCAACGTGACCGGCTCGTGACCAATTTGGTCCGTAAACATTTTGGCTTTTACTTCTGACAACTGCGTCTGAATGGCTACGTGCCTCGACGTCAATTCAGGTTTACCCTTCGATAAGATTTTCAACGCTTCAGACATACCTTCGAGACTCTGAATACGCTCGTTGCGCCTCTTATTGAAGTTCTTATCACTCATGTCAGGAAGGGGCATTTTCAAAAGAGCATCGATCTCAGCCTCTGTTTGTGCAAAACTGCTGCAAAAATAACTGCTCTCTCTACCAGCGATTTTCGCTGAAACAACATCTACACTCATCATTAGTAAGTCTGCCATGCTCTTGAAGAATTCCCCGAAAGTAGTGAAGCGTCGGAGAGTCAACTCCTCAATCCCAAATGTATCCTTAACGAACGAACTAAATACAATATGCTGCACCACCTTTATGAAAGTGATGTAGAGCGGCGACTCGAAGAAATCAGTACCAGATTGTGCGATAAGGTCCTCACAACCCAGCCACTCACGAAACTGAATCTTAAACATATCACTGCACATAGTAGCACTCTTCAATAAATCATCGGGCAGCTCTGCCTCCATGATCTCGCGGCTAAAACCTGCCAGCCACACGTGCCATTCGGCACGAGCGTGAGCGAATGACCAAATACGTAGCAACACGCTTCCTACTTGCCCTTTGTCCTTCATTAACACTCGCAGGGAATCAAGCGCCAGGCTCTCTATATTGCCATTAAGCGAGTGCGCACGTCGATTTGCTCCCGCTTGCAAACGCTCACGATATTCCGAGTGTTGCATGACTCGGAGTGCTTGTCGCTTCGCCCTTTCTCGGGAATCAGCGCCACCCCCTTGCATGGCGAAAATACACGCAAGGTAGTAATCTACTACAAGAGGTGGAGCCCACCCATCGCACAGTGTGAGGTGGTCGCAGAAACCCTCGCGGCGAAACTTATCCCACTCCCTGAACTTGTGCAAAGGAGGGAACTTCACCAGCCTCTTCTTTTGGCGAAAGAGGGTACGCCCGCGTACAGTGTAGTCATGTACGCTTTCCTTGATTGCTTGAGGCTCTAGAAGCTCTAAGGCATCACCCGCGGCCTGAAAGCCCTTGTTTGCAAATTTTTCCGCTATAACATGTGTACGCGCGCCTTGCGTTAACAAAATCGCTATCACCTCTGCTTCTGGCACACCACGGCGGGACATTTGGAAAAGTTCTTCGGCTATCCTGTCTTGGTCTCCGCCTACAGCCCAAGAGCCTGAGACAAGCAAGAAATCTCTGTCAATGATCGCGTATATGCCCTCCTCAACCGTAGACTGCAACCTCTCAGGTATATATGCCACGCGCCGTTGATACTCGTCGGAGGATATCGTTGGAATAGCCTCCATGAGTACACGCACCCAATAGTTAGCGAGACGGCGGTCTTCCGGGGACAACTCGTACTCATTATCTGACACATCCACGCCGACAGGCCCATTGTTTCGAAGCGCCACCAGCGCTGGGTGCGAGTGGCTCTGTGCATGTGGTTGTTCTATTTCGGGGTCTTTAAGAGGATCACATTTTAGGCACATCATAAAGAAGGCGGCAATCATCAACCCCAACGCAGCCACTGCAATTATCCCACTTGAGTCGGCAATGCGCCGCACGTTATCAACTAAGCCCGGGAACATTGTTGACAGTTCTATGAATGAACCGCCGGTTGCCATCTTGACGGAGCGCATAACAAGGAGAGAGAAACCAATAGCAAAGGAATTATGCATGGCGTGTGCTACTTCACCGTATTTCTCCGGGAGATGCGCCCACCACATGTGGGCACAAACGACTATCACTCTCGCCGGCAAAATTGTCCAGCCAGCCAACTGTACGTACATGACCAACTCCACCAAAGAAAATGTCAGCGCTCCAAACCAACCAAAGTGCCAAGTCATCACGCGTTTCAAACGCTCTTCGCTAAGAGCGGGAAAACCTGCAACAAGCAAGAAGATGCCAAAAGGAAATCCAAAGAGCAAACTAAAGGTCTCACCACATAGCAACACACACGATAAAGTAAGGGAAACTTCCCCGTGCACAACTTTTCCGACAGCGTAGAACACCAATTGCCAAATGACAAAAGAGAAGGCAAGCGCAGAGAATGGGGAAAACAAAAGTGCCAAGAGTAGGCACCAAGGATGGATCATAACCGTCAAGATGAGGAGAGTACGCGCTAATTCAAAACATAGCACAGGAAACGTAATTTCGCCAATGCGCCACAGCGACCACAAATCGCCGAAGTGGCGGATAGTCAAACGCGTTCCGTTATCCCAACGAACTCGATGTTCCAAATTTAGAGGATAGTTGACGTCAGCTGATTCAAAGTCATTGCCAAGCAACTGCCCGGCTGGAGCTAAGTTCGCGAATTGCGCAATCAGCAACAAGTCATCTGGCTCGTGCGCTACATCGCAATCCTGATCACCACCGCAATTCGCCAGAATGTTGTCGAGCTGCTCCTCAACTACAGGATCAACGGCACACAGACTCTCGCGCCTACTGCCGTAGGGGGTACTTTCGGCGGAACTCACGTAATAGTGAGTCCCATCATCATTGACGCGGATGACATCACGTCCGACATAGACGGGAATAGGGGGAAGTTCTGATTTCTCTTCAATCTCCAACAAGGGCGGCCAGCCCACGCGACGATAGCGCATCTGAATCTCCTGTCGAATTTCAGCAATACAGTGCTCTAAAATTCTATCGACAAGGGGATTGGCCTTACGGAAGCGCGCCTTATAGCGCATCCAAGCACACCATTCTGGTGTGAGAGTAGCTGGTCCGTAGACAAGCCCTTCGAGCTCAAACATGCACTCAGCGTGAAGAGCTCGGAAATCATTACCCACTGCTGGGACCTCACTCAGAGGATTTTGATTAACTTCGAATTCCGAAGCAGTTCCGAAGTATTGGGAATCTGCTAAGTGCTGTTCAGTACTGACGTGAACAGCCAAGACGTTAGAATCTACTACTGGCTTCAATTCTGTTCGTTTGTGTTGTGGCTGGGTCATTTTTATATAAAACATAATACCTATAATAATAGAGTGACTCACTCTAAGAGCTTAGGGGGCTCAAAAGCTTAAAGACCAGGGGTCATCAGTTTCTTTAAACTGTAAAAGACGCGGGTAAATAAATACACGCGGAACTTCGCATTTTCTCTAACATGTTTAGAGTCAATAACAGTCGAGTCTCACTGTTACTTAGACGTTCAAAGGAGCAATTACTTGCTCACGGTAAGTTGAAGTTCAAAGGCATAGCTGGATGCCAGTAAGTGGAGGGGTGGTTGCGTGTAAGACAATAGTTACAACCATAACTACGAATATCAATTTCAATAAGGGAAATTAACAAAAACTGGAAGAAAGTGTTCAGAGGTACAAAGATGTACCAATTATGAGAGTCCGCTAAAAGCGGAATCGCTCAAGTTGAGCTAGGTTCGACAATATGCAAATAAATTTACATATTGCCGAACCTGCTCGACATATAAAGGTCTAAAAGACAAACTATATATGCAAAGACTACCGGGATTACACCGGTCTTCGAATAAACATGACGTGCTAAATGCACG